GCGACACCGCCCGGGCGCTCCGACACCTCGTCCTGGAGCACGGACGGTGAGACCCCCGGTGCCGGTTGCCAGTACCGCCGGCACCGGGACGTTGCGGCCGCCTCCGTCCCCCGTCGGAGACGGCCACGGGCCCGCCGCCGGTCACTCCCCTGGGCCGGCGGCGGGCCACCGCACCAAATCCGCGAGAGGCACATCGAGGGCCGCGGCAAGGCGAATCAAGGTGTCGAGGACTGGCGACGCGTGCCCCTGCTCGATCCGGTTCACTGCCTGCCGGTCCATCCCCGCACGCTCAGCGAGCCGCTCCTGAGTGAGGTTCGCATGTAGGCGCGCAGCGCGGATCTGTGCGCCGACCACCCGGCGGCGGTCGAGGACCCAGTCGTCGGGTGGTGGGGCGGATGGCACCCGACAACGCTTGCCTGATCATGATCGGGTGTCTGTATCGTGAACCGTACATTCCTGGATCAGACAGGAGCCGCACACGCAATTCGTGAGGAGACTTGCCACCCGAACAGGTGAACGTCGCGCACGCACTCTTGCCTGCGACGAAGGCCCATCGAAGGGTGTAAAGCCTCACCCACAGGCCGGCCGTCCCCGATAGCCCCCCAGGCGTCGGCGGCTCGGCCGCAGCGCCCCCAGACTTCGGACTGGGGGCGCTGTCACTTCCAATCGATCTGAATCGACTCCGTATCGAGATACGCCCCACCAGGAAGCCGCCCCTTACGTGCCGGATGCACAGTAACCGTCATCAAGTAGTCGATCACCGCCCTCCTACGGGACAAGTCAAGGCGATTCCACTCCTTCTCGACATCATCCGCGCCAATAAGGCCAGCCACCGGATTAGCTTCCACAGCCCGCGCCAACATCTGCTCGGCTCGCTCCTTCCGCTCGCGCGCCGCCTTCGAAGCCACCCGCCACTCCTGCAGATCCATCTCCCCATCACCTAGGGCCTGCGCCAATTCGTCGAGCAACTGCCGCGCCATGCGTAGATCCTTCTGCGCACCACGCACATCGACCGGGTCCTGACGCGCCGCCAGGAGCTCAGCAGCGTCATCGCGTGACAGCCGATCGAGGATGAGTAGCTGGATGTAGTCGTCAAGCGGCTTTGCCTTCCGCACTACATGCTTGCCCACTCGGCAGCTGTACGCAGGGAAGTACTGACCGGACGCCTTCTTGTTGCTGGTGCTGCACCGCACCGTGGCCCCACATGCCCCGCATTGGTAAAGGCCGGAGCCCAAGTACTTACGTTCGTTACCGGGCGTCGTGCGTCGCGCAGGATCGTTGAGAAGAGCCACCAAGCTCCGCCACGTCGGCTCATCCAACGGCGCCGGCCAGTTACCTGGGCCAGCCTCCTCGCCGCGGTGCACGAGTATCCCCGCATTGCGAGGGCGTCGCAGCATCGATCCAACTTCCGGCCCCTCCCAGTCTCCGCCCGTACTTGTTGCCACTGGCGGCTTCATCGCGTTCCACTCGGCGGCTATCGCCCGCAACGAGGCACCGGTCAGGACGGACTCTGCGGCCTCACGAATGCGGTTGAACTCGCTCCCGTGGTCCACGTTGGCCGATAGCAGGCAGAGCTTGCACTGGGCCCACACGTGCCGCCCGTTCGGTGCCTCGCACCGGACACAGGACCACCCGTCGATGCCGTCAGCCAGGCCACAGTCCCGGCAACCTATGACGATTGCGAAATCATCCGGCTCGTCCCGACCGCAGCCGAGGCAGACGAGCGACCGCGGGGTGACGCCGTCGGCTTCGAACCCAAAAGGTCGGCGACCGCCGAAGAACTTGCCATGGGCGGCCATCTCATCACGCTTCCGCCGCTGCCGCTCGATCATCCGCTCAACCTCGTAGCGGGCCTGTACGCCAAGCTGTCGGGCGATCATCCGGCCGGTAGCGGTGGTGAGGTCAAGGTGACCGGCCTTGACGGTGCGGGTCTGGATTCGGCGGGGCTCGCAGACGTCGATGTACTCCTCCAGCTCGGCTGGGGAGCGGTGGAGACGGTCGGTGTGCCAGGCCAGCACGGTGTCTGCTCGGCCCGCTCGCAGCGCGTCGAGGAGTTTTCGGTAGCCGGGGCGTGGCTTGCCGCTGTAGGCGCTCAAATCGTTGTCCGTGTACACGTCGACGATCTCGATGCCGAGCTGCCTGGCGAGGGTTTCGCAGTCCTCTCGCTGGCGTTCGACGCCGAGGCCGGCGCCTTCGCGGTCACGGCTGATGCGGCAGTAGATGACGGCGCGGGTGGGGATGCACAGCGGGTCGGTGGCCATGCTCCAGCATGCCACGGCGAGACGGTCTTCTATTCGGTTTCGCTAGATCGAAGCCAGGGAAAATGCCGTGTTAAAGCCGCAGGTCACCAACCTGCGGCTTTAACGTTGCTGGCTAGCTGGCGCCGGGCCAGTTCTGTACCCACCAGCGTTCACGCACTACCCGCCGGAACAGTTCCACCAGCTCATCCCTGCCCTGCTCGCTGATGTGCTCCTTGGACGCGAGCCAGACGAAGGAACCTTCCTGCTCCACGCCGATGAAGGCGCGCCCGCCGGGGAGGCTGTCGCATAGCTCGATCTGCATCTCCGGCTGAGGCCGTGCCTCTCGCGACTCTTCGTCGCCCTGCGGGGTGAGGTTTCCATCCGCCATCGCACTCGCCTCCTAGCTCACGACCCCGCGCTCGTTCGCATGTTCGAGCGCGGGGTCGAAGTAATCCGTTTGCGCCCCCCAGGCGGATCACCGACTGTTTCACATTGGTCAGGCTGTGACCAGAGCGATTCGGCGAGTGACGGAAAGTCGTACTATTAGCCCGAATCCCTGTCACGCTGAGTGCGCCTACGGGCAAAGGTTTCTGCGATGTCGGCCAGCTGCTGGCGGTCCTCTTCGGACATCTCCCAGGCCCGAGCCACGATGATCCGCGTCGTGAGGTCCTCGCTCCAAACGACAGAAGAGTCGGTCGCCGGGTCGTAGCCGAGGAACTGCCGGGCCGCCGCGGCCTTCACGACGGTCGCGGGCAGCTCGAAGCCGGTCACGATGGCGTCCAGGACCTCCTCTTTGGGAGCATCGACCGGCTTACCGTTCTCCACCTTGGAGAGCCATCCGAACTTGGCCTGCGTGCCGCTCTTGGGGTCGACGCATCGGGCCTCCATCTCGCGCAGGCTACGGCCGAGCTCGGCGCGCCGAGCCTTGAGCAGGTCGGTGAAGTCGGTCCGCTGATCAGGCATGGCGAGCATTCTGCCCCTTCATTTCTCTATTTAACGCCGGTTGTCTACGTTACGGCCTTCAACTACTGAGCAAATACCAGGTCAGCGAACGCAACCGTTCAAGCCCCGCCGCAAAGTGTCTACGCAAACGCACTGCCCGCGCCATCCCCATCGAGGGTGATGGCCGAATCCATCCAGGGTGTGCGCCTTCGTAGACAGTTCGTCTACGAGCGTGTACTGTCGAGCTTGTTCATGCAAACGCACACCACGTCTACGGAGGTGAACGAGTGCGTCCACGGCAGAACCCCATGGTTCTTGTGAGCGCTGATCTCCTGGTCCAGCTCATGAAACGCGACGGCGACGGACAAGAGGTCAGCGTCCGCGATCTCGCCGACGCAGCTGGATGCCACCACAGCAAGATCGGCCACCTGCGCACCGGCGAACGCAAGTCAGCAACTGTGGCCGAGGCGATGGCAATTGCCACACGGCTTGGAGTCGACCTCCTGGTCCTCTGGAAGCCCACCGGCCGCACCGTGCCAGCCCCCGCCGAAGTCGAGCCCCACCGGCCGACTGCGATCCCCGCATGAGCGGGTCGCAGCAGTTCTCCCGCGCAGCAGCTGAGGAGGACCTAGGGCCGCTCGCGGTGGAGGCAGGGCGCCGCCAGGTCGATGCAGCTCCTCCTCTACGGCCCGAGCTGCGGGAGCAGTTGCGGGCGTTGTTCGCCTCGGCTCGCGTAGCGCGGCCGGCGCCTTTGTCAGCGGCCGACGCCGCCTGACCCACCACACGCCGAAGGGCCGCCCACCTTGCCCGGCTGACGGCCCCCGATCGGCGACCCCATCACACAGAAAGTGAGGCCCCTGATGGCCCTGAAGACTACCGCCCGTCCGCTCAGTGAGTACGGGCTGATCAGTGACA